GGACGCCGACGGGCAGGTGGTCAAGACCTGGACGGACCGGCACACCGATGTACCTTGCAACGTTATGCCGCTCAAGGGCCGGGAGATCAAGCGCCCGAACCAGACCTACGTCGTCGCCAACACCTCGATCGCCCTGCAGGATTATTGCCCGGACATCGTCGAGAGCGACCGGGCGATCGTCGGTAGCACGACGTACGACATCCTGCTCGTCGAGTCTCCGCTCAATACGATGACGCGACTCTCCTGCGAGGTGGTGCGGTGACCGACGACGGCGCGCTCAGGGCGATGATCTACGAGACCCGGCAGGACGTCCGGTGGATCAAGGACACGCTCAAGGAGATCAAGGAAGCCAACCAGGCGCAGGACGACCGGATCGCCGAGATCAAGGCGCGCCAGGATAAGCAGATCGGGCGGGACGGGGCAATCGCCGCCGCTATATCCGCGGTCGTCGCGTTCTTCACCGCGCTCGCCTCGGGGGGGTGGTTTCGATGAGCAGCCCGGGGATCACCCTCAAGGGGGGCAAGGAACTCGCGAAGGCCTTCGCCTCCCTGGCCGACGACATCAAAGGCCCGGCGCTCGAGGCCGCGACCCGGGCGGCGGCGCTCCCCGTGCTCAACCAGGTACGGATCACCGAGCCGGAAGGCGGACGCACTCCCTACAAGAGCGGGACGTACCGCCGGGGGTGGCACATGGAGACCGTCGAGAAAACACCCGAGCGGTGCACCGTCATCGTCGGGAACGATCAGCCACAGGGTCCCCGGCTCGAGTTCGGGTTCGTCGGCAGAGACGTGCTCGGGCGGTTCTACAACCAGGCCGCCCGCCCCCACATCCGGCCGGCGCTCGATGAGAACCGGAAACCCGCGCTCCAGGAGTTCCGGGGCGTGGTCGCGGACATCATAGCACGGAGGGCGGCTCGTGCAGATTGAGTCGATCCTCCGGTCCGTCCTGGTCGCCGACCCGGCCGTCGCTGCCCTGGTCGGGACCCGGGCCTATCAGACGACCCTCCCGCGAGAGCCGACGTTCCCGGCGATCACCTACCAGATGGTGAGCCGGGTGCAGGACAGCCTGACGGGCATCGTGCAGGCGCGGATGCAGTACACCTGCCTGGCGACGACCTGGAAGGGAGCAGCCGACCTCGCCGACGCCGTCCGGTGCAGCCTCCACGGCTACCGGGGCGTCCGGGACGGTGCACGGATCGAGGAGATCCGCTACGCAGGACAGCACGACGACCACGACGAGACGACCGGCATCCACTGGATCCCCGTCGACATGCTCGTCACATACTTTGAGGAGACCTAACCATGACATTCCAGACCAACGTCCAGAACCCGGCCGCAATCCGGATCGGGTCCTGCAAACTTGAGGTCGAGGACCACCCCGGATCGTTTGCCGACATGATCGATGTCGGGATCCTGAAGGGGACGAAACTCGTCCTGAACAGACAGACGATCACCATTCAGCCGGACAACGCGCCCGAAGTGGAAGTGTCCGACCAGATTGTCGGCGCCGAGGTGACGGCCACCCTCCACGAGTGGACGCTCGCGACCCTGGCAACGCTCGGGCTCGGCACCGTCGAGACCGTGAACGGGGCGCCGGTCTCCGGGGCAGTACTGACGGTCGCGTCCGGAGCATGGGCCTATGCGAAGTTTATCCCGGTCACCGACCAGCCGAGTGCCAGCATCACGTCCGTAGCCGGTTCGGAGAACGGGGCGCTCACTGTGAATGTGGACTTCTACGCCATCGCCGACGAGAAGGGTGTCACCGGCATCGTCGTGCTCGACACCGAGAAACTCACCACGCTCGCCCAGGTTCTGACGATCACCTACGGCTACACTCCGATTGCGTCGAAGTCGATCACGCTCGGGGGCAAGGGACTCACGCCGAAGTACGTCAGCGTGCAGATGACGAACACCAACGCCGCCGGCAAGAAGTATCGGTATCGGCTGTTCAAGGCGCGGCTGACGAGCAACTTCGAGCACACGTTCACGGCAGACAGCGGCGGCGAACCGGCTGGCATCCCGATCACCCTGACGGCCCGGCCCGATCCGGCGCTCGACGACGACGAGAACGTCATCCAGATCTACGACGAACAGGCGGTGTGAAGATGGTCGTGATCCACGACCTCTCCACCCTTTCCCCTGAGCAGGTCCTCGTCCGGATCGGCAACGGCGAAGAGATCGAGGAGATCGATCTCACCATTGTCCCTGCCCGGGCGACGCTCCTCCTCTCTGAGGCGACGCAGCGTCACGGAGGGTGGGATAAGATCCCCGACGATGAGATGGTCCCCGCGATCGCCGCGATATGCGGGCAGGCGAACCCGAAGATCACCGCCGAGTGGCTGGAGAC